GCGACGAGTCCATTACCGTGGGCTTTGTTGTGGCAGCCGGTCAAGAACCGACTTACTACGCCCGTAAAGCAGCTATGTTAAAAGAAGTAGCTGCAGTGTTAACGCAAGCCGCCACTGATATTACTCGTTTGGGTAATGGTGGTGAGCTCGCTACTGCAATCGCAGTAGTCGCAGTTTAATAAGGGGAAGAACAATGGAAACAACGTTCGACCTCATTAACAATGAACTGCTTAATTTTGTTAGCAACTTTGGCTCATGCCATGCCAACTACGCCAGGAATTTCCACAAACTTGGAGATGACTTGCGGAAGGACCACGTGCACCATCTTGTACGCCTTGGAAGATTTCTCAAGAAATTCGAGGAACCAAAAGACGGAAATCAAGATGTCTTGCACGAGGAAACCATATCCCGTTGGCTGGCCACCGACCATGAATTATGCCGCGTCACCCAGGGCTTCCTCATAAGGGAGGCTTTTAAGGACATCCGGATTATCCGGATGAAACGCTTGATTCATGACTGGTGTAACCTCTTCGACTTGCGTGTCGAAGATGCATGGGTTGGACCTGGCGAGACTTATCGCTCATCAGGTGGCGACGTATCTGCTTATGGAAAGTTTCTAAAGCATGAGCGTTGGACCGTAACCCGTGACTGTTATCCTTTCTTCGAAAGTGTTATCAGACACAACCGACCTCTTAGGAGGTGGGCCCTTGAAGAAGGCCGTAAAAGGCTGGAATCAATGGGTGTTCCGAGAGATTCGCAAACTTTCGAACGGTGTCTGGAAACGTTAGTAGAAGTTGTTCTAGGTGCACGTGTAACAACTGTGCCGAAAAACAACACGAAAAGGAGGCCTATCAACATTGAACCTTTTGGTAATTCAATGTTGCAACACGCAATAGGCGCAGGGCTCGAAAGGGTCCTGGCTTCTATTGGTAATGACCTAAAAACTGGTCAACAGAAACACCGGAACCGCATAAAAAGCGACGACGTTGCAACTATTGATCTAAGTGATGCTAGTGACCGCGTAAGCACTGAACTAGTACGCTTCCTGTTTCCAGAAAGGGTTTTTAGCGTTTTAGAAGCAACACGGAGCAAATGCACAGAGGTTGATGGAGTTTATATTCGTACGAATAAAATCTCGTGTCAAGGTAACGGATTTACGTTTCCCCTCATGACGATAATCCTTCTCGCGGCTTGCAAAGCTTGCGGTGATGATGACTCGTCCGTGTACGGTGATGACATTATTATCTCTAATGAAATTGCCACCAACGTGATACAGTTAATCGAGAAACTTGGTTTCAAGGTTAACCATGAAAAGAGCTTCGTGAGACGCCAGTTCAGGGAGAGCTGCGGTGGGTTTTATTATCACGGGTATATCAAGTGTTACGATATCACCTGGGTGACGAACTTTCCGGAATTATGCTCTACTTTGAATAAAGTGCTCCTGT